TGTGTTGCCATCGCGGATGTAATCTTCGAGGCCCTGGGCCCACTTCTCCTCAGCGGCGCGTGTCCAGCCCTGTGCCGCGCCCGCCCACTCGGCCGCAACAGTGGCGTCTCCCTCGTTGAGCTGGCGACGGAACACGTGTGCGAGCTCATGCACGAGGGAGGTGAAATCCGCGCTCTCGGCCAAGTGTAATAGCGCGCGTCCGTCCTCGAGGAACTCGGTGGCGGCGATCTTGGCCTGGTTGAGGGTGAAGGCATCGGGGGAGATCTTCGCGAACACGTCGGCGGGGAGGAAGGATCCCTGCCAGCGTTTGAAGACGCCGGGGGAGAAGTACTTCTCCATCCAGGCCTCGGTGGAGAGGCCCATGGTCTGGGCGCGAAGGTCAATGAGGGTGCCGGCGACGTCGACCTCCCCACGGTCCCAGCGCGGGAAGGCACTGGCAAGGAAGCCGCGCGCAGGATCGGCGACGAGAGCCCGGTCGGCCTCGGTCTGGGAGGCCTGCACTGCCTCGTCGGAGTACTCCTGGCGGCCCACGCGCCACGGCTCATCGACACTGGCTTCGGGTCTGTGCGCGACCTGGGCAACCCTGGATTCCTCGGTGAGATCGGCCTCCGTGTACCACTGCAGACCGATGCTCTTGGTCTTGCGGCGGGTACGATCGATTTCAGCCTCCAGGCGGCCCATGTCGGCCGCGATCGCGGTGCGGGCGGCCTCGTCAGCGGCTGTGCCGAGGTTCGCCTTCTGCCGCTCGTGTGCCTCGGAGAGCGTATCGATGGAGGCCTGCATCTCCTGGCGGCGGGGGTTTGTTTCGATGAGCTCCTGCCGAAGAGCAATGCCGGCGGCGTCGCTGGGGTTCCAGCGGATGTGCTTGCCCGCGTTCTCCTTCATGAGCTCCAGGAGCGTGGCGCGTGCATGCTGCTCCTGGCCGGGCACCATCTGCAGGATGAGAATATCGGCGGTGCGCGCATCGACGCGGTAGTCGATGCGTCCGACGGTGCGGGCCCGGTCGGGAGAGGTTCCATCCGGTGCCGTGATGACGGCGGACTTCAGCGCGGGCTCCTGGAATCTCGCGTAGATGCTGCCCGGAGCCGGCGCGTTTGCAGACGTCTGCAAATCCTCGGCCGCGGCCGGCGGGGCCTGCTCGGTGAGCTTCACCGGGGCGCCGATTTCCTCAGCCTTCGGGGTCGTGACGGCCTGTGTCCGTCTCTGGGCGGCCTGCTCCCCCACCGCGGCCCCTGTGCTCTTCAGCCCCGTCATGGCGGACCCGGGAAGACTGGTTACCACCATGGCCATGGCAGTCTGCCGCCAGGTCTGCCAGATGCGGTTCCAGCTCTCTGCGGCGGTCGCCTGGGGGATATCCTTCTCCTTGGTGGCCTTCATCCAGGCTTTCCCGGCGGCCTCAGCCATCATGTCCAAGGCCTCCTGCGCCACCTCGGTGGCAGGCTCGACGCCGAGGCCCTTCACGCCGAACTCTACGCCGAAGGCAGCCAGGCCCTTGCCCACAGGTCCTTGCGCCCGTGCTGAGGCGGCGTTGGCGATCCTCGAGATGAGTCCCTTCTCCAGGAGCTCCTTGGACAGATCGCGGGCGACGGCATGCTCAAGCGTCTGTTTCAGAGCCTTGAGGCCGGGGATGTTGGCAAGCTGGACTCTTTCGAGGGCCGCCTTGCCAGCAGCGATCGGGATGGATATTGCGCGGGCGAGGTCCTCACGCACGCCCATTTCCAGCAGGGTGTCGAAGGTAGCGCCTGCTTCGCTTTCGAAAGTGTAGGCGATGCTTCCGAGGCTCAACCCGCGGAGGAATCCTCCGACCGCCGCCGCAGGAATTGAGAACTCGCTGGCGGGTCCCGCAGCCACTCCCAGTGCGGCCGAGAGACCGGCGGTCCCGAACGCAATCGGTGCGGCGAACTTCAGTGCCTCCCACTGGTAGGGGAGCATGTCAGCGGCAGCCTTGAAGAGTTCCGTGGTCCACATGCGCGCCTGGTTGTCGGGTTCGGGGCGTTGGCGCCTCCACTCCTTGACCTGCTCCTCCAGCTCGGGAGTGCTTTGCCCGAAGAGGCGTTGAGCGCGCGCCATGAAGATCTTCTGATTGAGGACCGATCCTTGCCATGCCTCGTGGATAGCTTGGCGCGCACTCTTGGGTGGGATCACCTCTCCCCAGTAGTTTTTTGCCACCGCGTCGTAGTTCTCCATCGTGTAGGCGAAAGGAAGACCCATGCGGTTGGCCATCCAGACGGCGGAGGCGGCGCGATCGAGCGTATCCTGGGGATCCCTGGAGACCTCCAGGGCACGCGTGATAAGGGTGCGATGGTCGGAGAGCACGCGGGCGATCTCACGGTTCTCGACCAGGTCGGGCTCCCAGAAACCTTCGGGTGTCTCAGGAACGCGGAGCTGGGGAGGAGCTGCAGGAGGGGATTGGAGAGGGATCTGGTCGCTCACTGCGCACCCCTTGCCCTAAGGGCATTCTCAAGGTTGGCGATGTTGTTGTCGATCTTCTGCAGTTCCCTCTGCTTGGCCTCCCTATCGCCGAAGGCCTGAGTGGGATCCTCACCCGGGTGAGGATCGGAGATGATCCGGTCCTGGGTTGCGATGAACTGCTGGGTCTTCCCGCGCTGGGTCTTGAGCGCGTTGATCTTGTTGACGATTGCGTTCCGGTCATAACCTGCAATCGTCTTCGCCGGGATGAAGCCCTCGGGGCTGGGCGTGACCTCAGGGGCGGGGAGGTCAACCCACTTCCCGCCGACGTATTGCCGGAGTTTCAGGTTACCGCTGTATCGCTGTCCCACGGGCTTGCTCGAGTCGAAGCCCTCGGGCATGTAGGCATAGGTCTGTGTCTGGCCCTTTCCGTCCTTCACGTAAAATGCCGCAATGCCGTTGGACCCCATGAGGAATCCTTCCTGGCCGGGGGCTGTGGGCGGTGAGGAGAGTCCAGGGAGCCTGTTGAGCTCTTTACCCAGATAGCCTCCAAGCTTCTTGCGCTGGGAAAGGGCGAGCTTCTCTATCTCGTTCTGGAGTTGGCTGCTGTCTTTCCAGCTGCGATCAGGATACAGGTCGTTCCAGAGCCGCAGTCCGAGCTCGGCACCTTGGGCGGTGGTGGGGACGTCCTCGGTAATGGGCTTCGTCTGCGGCAGAGTAAACGCGTACATCTTTGCGAACAGTTCCTTGTCGCCGGGATTGTGCTTGTCGATGTAGTCGTGGATGCGGTCCGTGATATCACCCTGCGCCTGGTAGGTCTTCACAGGATCGTTGCCGTAACGCTTTTTGAACTCGTTGGATTTGAAGAGGTCATCCAGCTTCTGATCGGCATCCCGGTACCTGTCGTTTTCCAGGTCGTCGATCGCTTCCCGTTCGGAGCGGTAAGTGCTGCCGAGCTGCATCTTGCGGTCGCTGCTCCACACCCGGGCATCTGCGGACGACGGAACTTGGCCGGCGGCAGGGCCATAGGCCGGGTCATTCGGGAGGCGCCTGCTAAAGCGAACCGCAGTCTTGTACGTGGCCCACTGGTCATACACGACCGGATCCGGGGGATCATTGGTCCAATCCTCGTCTCCGGGCTTAGGCAGCTCTGCCCTGAAACGTTGCTGCCATTGGTAGGTGGTGTCCCCGTTGTGGAACTGCTTGCCCTTCAGCTCTTCGAGGGCGGCATAAATGTCTTTTGGAGTGCGTGCTTTCAGGAGCACGTCGGCATAGTGCGTCTCCAGATTCTTGTCCTCTTCGACGAGCGCCTGGGCCCTGACATTCTCGCCAAAGACCAGATCCGAGACGATCTTCTTCCGGTCTTCTTCGTCCAGGTGTGTGTAGAGGCTCATGTTCTGGAGACGCTCGCTCATGGCCGCGGAGCCTATCTTCTCACCCTCCTGCAGGGCCTGGGCGCCCTCGGAGCGCTTGAACAGGTTCTGCCGTATGGTCTCCGCAGCCGCGTGCTTGATCGCCCCGGAGTTTTCCGCATTTGTCACGTTGGTGAGGGCTGTGGGCAGGTAAGAGGGTTTTACCCCCACGAGTTCGAAGTCTCTCTGGAGGGAGGCCCCGAAACGGTCGTTCATGACGGTGAGCTGTTTCTGCAGGGTCTCTCCCAGAAGGGGGACGTCCTGTTCCGTGCGCCAGATGGAGAACTGGTCATGGGAGTCGGCGTAGCGGAAACCCTTGGAGATCTCCCCGGCGACGGCATTGGACTCTCTGTCGAACTCGGTGCGGTACTCCTTGGGGTCGAGGTCGCTCTTGTCCACGTTGCGGGTCCAGTCGGTCATGCGGGAGAAATAGTCCGCGCGGCCGCGGGCGACCTCGGCGTTTTGGTCTGAGGCGGAGATCCGGATCGCGAGGTCAGCGATGCGGCTGCCGAGCTCGTCCAGCCCGCGGCCCGCGGCCTCTACGACCTGGGTATCCGGCGGGTGAAAGCCTCCGATAAGGGTGAAGGGCGAGACGCCCTTGGGGAGCTCGGGGGAGACCTGGCTCTGGTAGCGCGCGATGTCGCTCACTGGCGTATCCTTGGAACGCCCAAGCTGGGGTCCCATCCTGCACGGAAGTAGGAGAAGTAGTCGTAGCTCCCGCCCGGGCTGGGAGTGTCCAGGAGCGTGGGGGCGAGAAGCTTCTTCTCACCGAGCGTGGTAAACGCGTCAGAGACAATGCCGGTGATGTTGGCGATCTGGCTGGCGGTGACGCCTGAGAGGTACTGGTTCAGGTTTGAATCCAGCTGGTCCTTGGCGAGTGTGGTCTGCTGGGCAAGGACATCGACGCCGGCCTGGTAGCCCGCCTTGAGGAAGCCCTCATCTTCGGTCGCCTTGTTTTCAGTGGTCGTGATGACGAGAGCTGCCGCCGTATCTGCCCCGCCGAAGTCCCCGCGGGCCGCGAAGCCCTGCCGCTGGGATCCCAGGACGGTCTCCTTGTACTCGCCCAGACGTTTACTCTGGGCCTCGTACTCGGTTGTGAGCTTGCCGGTTTCCGTGCCCAGGAGGGTGTCGAGGTCGCTCCGAGTCTTCTCCGCCTGACCGCGGGCTTCCCCCTTCGCGTACTCCTTGTACAGGGTATCAATCGCGTCATAGACGATTTTTATCCCGAGGCCGATAAGAAGAGCGATGGTGGCTGGATCCATGGTGCTACCCCCTACTCATAGGTGGCAAGCCTCGGCATGACGGCGATGATGGACAGCGGCAGTGGCTCCTTCTGCACGATGCTGATGTCACCGGTGAAGTTCCCGGGGAAAGGAAGCTCGACATCGCCGGTGAACGGCTCGGGGGGGACCCCCAGGGGGAATGTGGACTCGCGGAAAGGAACGGGATCCAGGTGGTCCTCGTCGGGCCCGACCATGCAGCCCAGGGACTGATCGACGCGCAGCGTGATCTTGTCCACGCGCTTCTTCCTGCCCTGGGCGGTGCCGTCCTGGACACCGGCCTCCAGGGGCATGAGCTTGAGGTAGCCCCAGTAGGGGAGGCCCACGTGGATCTTGTTGGCATAGACGGCAAGGGTGACCTGGCCCCCGACGGTGACGGTCTGGCTGGGCTGCACGGCCCCGTCGGCAAGGACGGCCACCTCCTTGGCTGCGAGGAAGGAAAGGCCCGTGAGAACCTTCTGGACCTTCGTGATCGTGCCGCCGGAGATGTAGGTGGTGAACCAGAGGGTGAGCTGGGGGAAGCCGGCGGTGCAGTCGCGGCTGTTGGTGCCGTCCTGGATGACCTCTCCGTCGGTGAACCCCGCGCGGCTCACCAGGGCGGTGCAGTGATAGACGGTGGCGCTCTCGCGCGAGACCACCGTTCCTCCGTTGCCGCTTGTGGCTCCGGTGATGGCCGCTCCGTCGGGGAACGGGGCGGGCGTCGGAGAGGCATCGAGGGTGAGCCGGAAAGCGGTGCCGTCGATGCCGAAGGAATCAGTCTCGTCGCGCAGGGCGAAGTCGTTCGCTGTGGGATCGTCCACGGTGAAGACCTTGTCGTTGAGCTCCACGGTCCCGAGGGTCCCCGTGAGGCGGATCTTGGTCCCGTCGGCCAGGCCGTGTCCGTTGGAGGTGACCCGGATGGGGTTGGAAAGTGAGATCGCGCTGATGGCCTTGGAGGCGCCGTTGTCGTAGGTCTTCCCGCAGTCGACATAGAAGGCGTCAGAGAGCGAGCTCCAGTGCTTGATGGCCTTGAAGGCCTCGATGGTTCGACGGGTGGCGCCGTTGATGGTGCGCTTCACCATCACCCAGACCAGGTCCTCCTCCGCGGCGCCTGTGAGCACGGCGACTGATTCGAATGAGCCGTCGGTAGTGCGGCGCTGCCAGGCGGCAAGTCCCATTGCCCGCTCATGGCTCATAGCGGCAAGCTGCCCGTCCTCGCGCGGGGCGTAGATGAGGGAGAACGGGATCTGCTGCATATCGAGCTGGGTGAACCGGGAGTCCCCGATGTGATCGGCAAGGAGGGTGAGGTCGTTGGCGATGTAGCTGCCGGCCTCCTGACTCCAGACGATCTCGCGCACGTGCCGGCGGCCTTTCTGGATGAAGAGCGCCGCGTCGTTTGAGCCCACGCTCTTGCGGCCTGCAGAGCCGTAGTGGGTGGTCAAGCGGATGAAGTGGGCAGCGGCGGTGATGCCGTTGTCCCCTCCGGTGATGATGGCCTCCCCCGCCATGCTGCCGGCGATGAGGGCGCTGCCTTTGGTCATCAGCCAGTAGACACGGTTGGCCTTGTTGGCGGAGATGGGGAGGGAGAAGGCATCATCGTCCGCGATCGTGGTTGCCGCGGGGGCGGGCAGGTCAAAGGTGAGGTACCGATCAGTACCCGTTTTCGGATCCCAGCCCTTGGAGAAGAAGATCACGTTCGGGGCGCTGTCAGGGCCGGCCAGGGCCAGACGTCCGAGAATGAACGCACAGGCGCCGGGGTAATGACCCGCGGCGTTGAAGAGATTGGTGTCGGTGTAGTTGACGACAGTGATAGTCGGTTGATCGAGGGTCCAGTTGGTGTCACCCGCCGCTGTATGCTGGAGCCGCGTGGGCTTCCATGCGCTGTGCGTGAACATCATGGTGTGTGCGCCGTCGAAGTCGAAGATCACGTCGGGCAGCTGGGCCTCGCTCCAGGGGACCCCCGCGGCGATGGTGTGGACCAGGGCCATGGTGTCGGCACGGTAGAACTTCAGCTTCCCGACGCAAGCTTCGATGAAGTAGTTGGCGACCCCGGGTTCCTCCCAGGGGATGAGGGCGCCTTTCTTGGTATGGTCGTCGACGTCGGCGATGTACTGGAGGCCTGGCCAGAAGGTAACCCCTCCCTGGGGATAGACGATGAAGTTCTCAATGCGCCGGGCGCCGCGGTGGAAGTGGGGCAGGTCGATGCGGCCCCAGGAGCGCGGGGAGAGCTCCCCGGCGCTGAAGTCGGAATAGATCGGGTAGACCCTCATCAGCCTGCCTCGTCCCACCATCCGCGCGAGGGATCGGCGGGCTTCTTTGAAGCGCTCCGGGCGTTGGCGCCTTTTGCCCCAAGGAGTTCCTTCTCGTAGATCACCTCCAGCTTGATGATGGTGTTGGGCTCGGTGCCGGCGATCTTCGGCCCGATGAGCACCGCAAGGCGCAGGGAGATGACCGTGTCCAGCTCGTCGTCCAGCTCGGCCGGGTTGGTGATCTCCTTGGTGTAAATGAGTGTGAGCTCGCTCTCGTTTGAGAGGAGCACGAGACCCTGCCGTTCCCACGGCGAGTCCGGATCGGTCTTTCGCACCGACAGGCAGCGGGGGTTAGCGGGGAGCTGGTACTGGTACTCCCACTCCTCCCCTTCCGGGGCGTCGCTCAGGGCGGCCAGGCGCTGGCGGCCCTTGGCGCAGGTCCACGGGTGCTCGATCAGGACGTCGTTCACCGCGCGCTGCATGAACTCCCGACAGAGGCTGGCCGGCACGCCGACCTGGGTCTCGTAGTTGACCAGGGGCTGGCTGCCGAGTCGGAAGAGAGCCATGTTGGCGATGTTTGCCCAGGATGCCATTTTCCTCTCGTTTCAATCCACGCCCCCGCGCGGGGGCCGACTCAAGGAGGCGGGCCGCGGGGGCCCGCCTTTCATTCATTCCTGCCCTGATCCTTCAGGGATTCAGACGCGAGGTCGCCTTGCCGGCGGCGTTGGCGCCGACGTTGACGAACACCGTTTTCCCAAACTTCTCCAGCCCGTTGGGCAGCGGCCCCTCGTACATCACCTTCCCTGCCAGGGCCTGCGCGACCGCCACGACCGGTCCGAAGACCTTCTTGACGAAGGTGGAATCATCCACACTGTCGCAGAGCACGGCCTGGATCGAGGTCCCGCCGGTGACCGCTGCGGTGAGCACGCACCGCCAGTTGATGGGTCTGCCCTGGCCGATGTCGGCCTGGGCGGCCTTGAAGTCCAGGTGGTCGCCTGCGTCGTGGTCGGCGCCACTGGCGAAGCAGTCGGCGTTGTCGTACATGACGAGTTTCTGTTCCCACATGGTTTTGTCTCCTCCTCCTTTCGCCCTTTAGGCGACCGCCGCTTCGTCGTAGCGCAGCAGCGTGCTTCCCATCTTGCGGATGGGCAGGTCGGCGAACATGAGAACGGGTCCACCCCAGGCCTCGCCGGGCCTGAAGTTCACGTTCGCCTTGTCCTTGAGGATCTTCCAGGCGAGCGCGTGGACCTTCTTGGGCATGTAGATGACGACGTTGTCGAGGTCCTCCATGTTCTCCAGCGCATCGATGAGGAAGTCCTCGTCGAAGTAGTTGGAGCCGCCCGCGGTCTCTATGTTGCAGACCCTCTGCACGCCCTTGGGATCCTCGATGCGGATGGCGATCTGCATGGTGTACTCGGTGACGATCACAGAGTACGGGTTGCCCAGGGAATCCAGGGCGTCACGCGGCCCCAGGGGATCCTCGGTGATGAAATCCTTCCCGTCCCTGGGGAATGAGAAACTCACCCCGCCCGGACCCCACTTGAGCGCCCACACTGAGCACAGGTCGCTGCCCGTGCCCAGGTTGTTGACGATGCTGTCGGGGAAGCCGGCGAGTGAGTTGTAGCGCGCCACCAGGCCCTTGGGGGCCTTCTCTTGACTCACGGGGAAGGCTGCAAGGCCGCTTCTCCCGTAGAAGAAGTAGCGGGTGATGTTCTTCACCATTCCCCTCAGGTGAAGCTTGTTCCTCTCGGAGAGGAACATTTCAGGGTTGGGGCTCTTCCTGATGTCGAGGACGGGCACGACGCTCCTGGACTGGATGACAAACATGTCCTCCTTGACCTGCTTGGTCTTCACAGTCTCGCTGATGACCCCGACTCCACTTCCGCCCCAGGTCCCTGTGGGTTCGGTGGCCTGCTGCTGGAAGGTGTCGCTGGTCAGGTCGTTCGCCATCGTGAACTTCGCGTCCCTGATGAGGTCCTGCTGGCCATGCTCCCAGAGCGTGCCGATGATCTTGGCCACGTTCCCGTTGGGGTCGTGGCCCTTCTGGAGATCTCCCAGGTTGTAATAGACCCCTGTGTCGATCGTTCCCAAGGAACTGCCTCCTGTTGTGCGTTCCTACGGCTTCAGCCCGACCTGTTGCCCAACCAACCGTCGAGGTTGGCATATCTGAGCGTGTTCCCGGGTTTCGGAGGCTCCGGGCCCCCGGCGCCGCGCCGTAGTGAGTCCGGCGAGATCTTCTGGGCGATGAAGTCGAAGACCTTGATCACCCAGAGCTTGTTGCCATCCCCCGAGATGTTCAGCTCGCGTTGGAGCATCTTCGGATCTCCGAAGATGACGCCGCTCACCGTGTCCCTGGCCTGGACAGCGGCCGCCAGTCGCGGGCCCGCCTCCTTGCCGAGCTCCTTGGTGAGCGCTTCCTCTGTGGCTTTTTTCAACGTTTCACGCTCGGCATCTGCCTGCTGCTTGGCGGTCTCGATGCCGGCCTGCAGGCGCTTTCCCAGCCGCTCGGTGAAGAGGGCTGCCTGCGCCTGGTCGAGGCCGGCGTCGAAGACGGTGCCGCGCAGCCAGCCGTCGAAGTCCTTGTCCGCGCGCATGGCTTCCGGGAGCACTGTTGCATCGAGCTTGTAGCCGTCTTTGGATTGTGGTCTGCCCAACGCCGTGTAGTAGGCGTCGAGCTCCTCTTTGGTGGCTTTGTCCCCCGGCTTCGTGACCTGCTTCGCTGACCGTTGATTGAGATCGATGAACTTTGTTGCGAGGTCATTGACGTCTTTGACCTCCTTCAGCAGCTCATGTTCCCGCACTTCGGCCTTGACCGCGGCCCGCCAGCCCGGTGACTCGGGCTTGCCACCCCCTGCCCCGGAACCATCGTTTCCTCCCCCTCCGGTTGTTCCCGCGCCTTGGCTCCCTCCCGGCGTCACGGTTGTTTGCCCGCCCTCGGTCCCTCCCATCAAGGTTGTTCCCTCAGCTTCCGTCACGGTGTTCTACTCCTCCTCTTTCCTGATCTCCTCCGCCACGGGAGGGATTGTCGCAAGTGCGTTGACGAGCTCCAGGCATTGATCCAGTGAGCTCGCGTTGATGATGCCCAGCCGACCCAGGATCATCTTCCAAACGTTTCCCTTGACGATGGAGCTGGGGTCCGCGGGATCAAGGTAAGTGAAGCCGCCCAGCTCGCGGCCGAGCTCGGCCAGCGTGAGCCTTCCGTCATCGGGCCTCGGCACCCCGAAGAAGAGGCGTCTCCATCGCAGGGTCCGTTCGGTGGGTTGTTTGGTGGTCTCAGCCATTGGCTGCCTCCGCGCTCGCCCCGTCTCCGCCGGCGCCCTGTGCGGCCGCGTCTTTCAGCCCGGGGGCTGCTTTGCCCATAGTCTCCATGAGCTTCAGGGAGAGCTCCGCCTGCCGGGCCTTGGCCTCGGCCTCGAGAATGGCGGCGACCTGCTTGTCGTCGTTCATGGAGTCCGCGTCCCAGCCCCCAGCCTCCAGGAACTTCCTGAAGCTCTTGACTCCGTTGACCACTGCGCGGCTGTCGGGGAAGAGCTTCAGGAAGATGGCACCCTGGGCGAGTGTCTGAGCGAAGGCCTGCTGGCCGTGGTAGCGCTTCTGGAGCATGGAAAGGGGTCCGACCAGGTCAGCCTTGAGGTTGGCGTTTTTCAGCTTCTCGAGGCTCGCCGGCAAAGACGGGAGTCTTCCTGCCCGGGCGGCGATCTTCAGGGTGAGATCCAGGACCTGGATCAGGCAGTCTTCCAAGCCCCCGACGGTGGTGCCCATGAGGATCGAGCGCTCGCCGGCGGTCTCGTAAACCTCTGTGGCGGTGCGGTCCGCGCGCCCGGCCATGGCCATCATCATCATGAAGAAAGGCACGTCCCAGCCGTCGCGCAGCTGCTGCCGAAGGTCGGCTTCCAGTTTTAAGGCGGGCTCCACGGCAACGGAGGTGATGATGGGCGTGATCTTCCTCAGCTCGCTCTTGTAGGGGTTGGGTCCCCAGGGAGTGAGGTCGTAGGAGTCCATCATCTCCTCGGGCACGTGCAGGGGCGGCAGGATGCCGAGCTGGATGCCTTTCGTGCTGGACTTCGCGACCTGCTGCAGGCGTTTGGCGGTGGACAGGGTATCCCAGCCCTGGCTTCTGCCGTAGTCCTCGTCGGTGACCGTCCGGGGCCGCCAGACCACCACAGGGAATTCCGGAAAGCCCCCGACGGAGAACAGGGTATCGTCCGCCTGCAGGAGGTAGACGGAGTAATAGGGCATGTTCTGTGCATCGAGCATGCCGTAGACCCGATCGGTGCGGGGCCCGACGGCCCAGAGAACGTCCTGCTTCTCATAGGCGGCGTCCTCCAGTTTCTTCTTCGTTCCTTCGGGGAGCTGGGCCTTGGGCCATTCCTGGAGGATCTGCCGGCCAGTCATGGGATAGTTGCGGTAGCAGGTATCGGGTCTGCCGTCGGATCCGAAGGCCAGGTACACCTCCTTGGGGTGCATGGCGAGGTAGCTGCAGACGCCCCGGGTGCGGTCGTCCCCGACGTACAACGCACCTGTGGCCATGGCCAGGGCGATATCGGTCCACTCCCCTCCGCCCCTGTAGAAGCCGCCGCGGCGGAGCTCAGCGTAGGTGGCACGCTCCAACTGCTGGCAATAGCGGCGGGCGTCGGGGAGCTGGGCAACCTCTTCGGCCTCGAAGTTGAAGCGAAACCACAGCTGTGAGCGGGGGAACATCCAGCCCTGGTATCCCGCCGAGGCGATCCGGAGGCAGTGCTGGGGCTCCTGATCCATGATGGCCTTGGTGCGCTTCTCTCCTTCGGAGGAAGAGGAGCTGGCGTTCACAGGAGAGAGGCGGGGGAGAAAGGTCTCGAAAAGCTCATCCCAGGTGGGCTCATAGGGCAGCCGGCGTTTCTTGAGCTGCTCGAAGTTGCCCTTGATCTCCTGGATGAGCTTCTGGTCGGGCGTCTGTTCCGGCGTCTTGTCTTTAGCCATGATCAGGCTGCTCCTCCCAGGAGCGATCCGCCGCTCTGGGTGCCTTGGACGATGGTGTCGATGAGGGCCTGGCGGGCCTTGGCGCCTCGGGTCTTTCCGAACAGCGAGTAGGCCTCGGGGGGCACGATGACGAGCTCCTCGGGTGAGGGTGAGTCCTTCGCCCCGGTGGACAAGAGGTGCAGCGTCTCTGCGCCCCAGGGCAAGATGAACTGCCCAGGTGTGGACCCGCGGGCGATGCCCTGGGCGGAAGAGGGATCGGTGAGTCCGGTCTGGGCGAGGAAAGACGCGAGGGTCTGTCCGAAGGCCTTCGGATCCAGGGCGGGGCCCTGCGCCACGGGGGTAGGGTCCATGAGGGAGCGCGGGGCGGCGGGCCCCATGGGGTAGTTGCGGGATGAGGTCATGAGGTCGGCAAGATTCGGCACGGTTCCCCTCCCTGCAGACGTCTGCAAATCCAGTCCGTTACTCCGTCTTCCCTTGACCACAGCCGCCGGCTCACGGCGACGCATTGAATCGGGCCTGTCCGGCGGCCCCCTTACTTGTGTAGGGTAGGTAGGCAGGCCGGATGGGTATCTGACGGCAGTCCCGATCCGACTGTCATTTTAATCACGGCAGGGAGGGGTTGTCAACAGGTATTTTCACCCCTTCCGAGCGGCGTTTTAGGCGCCCTCGGTAAGGGGATCCCAGTCCGTGCGGGCTCTCTTGCCTGGTCGGCGGGGGGGTTGGGTGCGGGCAGTACGCAGCGCGAGCTCGCTCATGATGGCGTAGCGAGTCTCATCGGCCACGTGGTCCTCCTGCTTCGTGTCCACGTCCTCGGCGTTGTGCGCGTCGGCGGAGAGGATCGGCAGGATGCGGATAAAGGCGGTGCAGGTATCGAAGACCTGCAGCATCGGAGCTCCGTCCATCCCCTTGAGCTTGAGGAGCTCATGGAGATGCTGCCAGCCCTGGACCCGCGCGTTGTTGCCCCTGACCATGCGGAATCCGGCTTCCGCGAACCTTTCCGCGGGGCTTAAGACCTCGTCCTGTTTGTTCCAGGAAGCGGGATCCGCCACCATATCCGCGCAGCCCTCCGCGACGGAGAGATCCCAGGCCTTCTTCGCGACTTCCTTGGCGGGCATCTTGATGCCGACGTTGTGCTTGCCCTGCTCGCACCCGTACCACTCGCGGTAGCGCGTGATGCGTCCGTCATGGTCGATCGCCCACCAGCCGACGGAGAAGGGCTTGGCGTATCCCCAGTCCATCGAGGCGAAGCGGTAGCAGGTGGGCTTCAGGGGATAAGGCTTCACGACGTGGAGATCCCGACGCCACTCGGAAAAGACCTGGCCGGCGAAGATGTCCCAATCTCCATAGCGGTAGGCACGGTAGAGGTAGTCCGGGTTCATACGGAGGCGTTTGTCGTAGTCCGGATCTTTAGACATGAGGCGCAGGTTGTCCTCGAGGCGTGCAGGGATGAAGACGCGCTTGAGTTGGGTCTCGGAGTCGAAGTAGATCTGCTCGGGAGGGCAGGCATCGATGAAGCGGGCCTTGACCCAGAGGTGCCCCACGCCGCCCGGGTTGCCGGCCGCGCGTGCGCGGCAAGGTACTCCGTGGGCGGAACGGACTCGGGTCATCATCCAGATGTAGGCGTAGTCGGTGGGCCAGGTAGTGAGCTGGTCCCAGCCGATCCAGGTGAAGGCCTCGTTCTGGTAGATCTGCACGTCGTCCTCGGAATCCAGGAACGCAAACCTTAGGGTGGCTCCCTTGGGGAAGGTCCATGTCTTTCCCTGCTCGTGGGAGACGGCGCCCAGGGGGGTGTAGAGCTCTCTGGCCCGCTTCATGGTGTCCTTGAGCTCGGTGAAACTGCGGCGGAAGTGGATCCCGGAGTGGGCTGCTCCGTGTTCGGTGCCGTGGAGGAAGTCGATGAGGAGGAAATCGGTCTTACCCCCGCCGGCGGCTCCGCCGTAGAACAGCTCGAAGACCGGACAGGAGAGAGCGCGGGCCTGCTTGGGCTGGGGCTTCCAGACTACGTTTGGGGCTGTTTCGCCCATTCTTCCTCCAGCTGCTCTTTGGTGAGATAGACCAGGTTGTTCTGAACGTTGACGGTGGCCTCCTTGATCTTTCCGATGAGCTTGGCCTGCAGCTCGATGACGTCGGCGGCCCGTCCGATAGCCATGAGGGCAGTCTTCAAGGACTTGGTGGCTCTGGCCTCCACGAGGATCTCCATGGCCTGGCGTTCGAGGTCGGTGACGCGGTTGAGAAGCCCATCGGCGAGCTGGAGCTCATCCTCCTCGTGCTGCTTGATCGCCTCGGGGATGGGAGGGTGTTCGTCGAAGAGCTCGTGCTCTCCCTTCGCCCGGCGGTCCTCGAGGGCCTTGCTCATGAGCTGGGGGAGATGCTTCTCGCGGTGGCGCGCCATGGCCGAGTAGGACAGTCCGTAGCGCTCCGCAACCTCCCGGAGGGAAGATCCGTAGGCCAGGGAGGCCTGGTCGATTTCCTTGCGATCGAGCCGGAGGCAGACCGTGCACTTGCGTCCCATGCGCTACAGGGTGGGTCCGACAGCGTCCAGAGCGCGGGCGATCCTGGCCGAGGTCCGCTTGACCAGCCAGCGGACAAGAGGGTTTGCGTTGACGGCCGCCTGGAGGACCACGAGCTTCACGACGTGCTGCTTGAGGCGTTGCTCGTGTGAGTCGACGATGCGGGCGAGATCAAGGTCGCCCACCTTGTACTTCTGGCGCTCCTTGTAGCCGCCGATAGCCCGTTGGGACTGCAGGGCAGCGGTGAGCTGTCTCATGTCCTGAGTCAGGCGCTGGCGGACAGCGGTGAGGTTCTTCATGGCTTACTCCTCTCGTGCGCCTTGCTCTCGAAGCGCACATACTCCGGGATGAAGATGAGCTGGAGGGTCTCGGTTGCCCCGTGGCGGTTCTTGGCGACGTCCAGCAGCGTGAGGCGGGCTCGCCCGCTATCGTCGGGCTGGTCCTTGTCGCGGTGGATGAACATGATGACGTCGGCGTCTTCCTCGATCTCGCCGCTCTGCCTGAGGTCGGCCATGGTGGGGCGACGGTTCTCCGCCTCCCTTCCGACCTGGGAGAGGGCTACCACGGGGATGGCGAGCTCCCGGGAGAGCAGCTTGAGCGACTTAGAGATCTCCCCTACCCGCTCCCAGCGCGGTGTCTTGGGGTCTCCATAGCGGATGAGGGTGAGGTAGTCGACGTAGAGGCACTGGATGCCCATCCTCCGCATCTTGCGTGCCCGGGAGCGCAGCTGCGCCAGGGAGATGTAGGCGGTGTCGTCGACGAAAAGGGGCAGGTGGTAGAGCCTCTGACTGGCCTCCATGAGCCTGGCGAAGTCGGGGGGGCGGAGTAGGCCGGTAGCGACGCTCTGGGAGTTGATCCGGCCGATACCTGCCAGGGCGCGCATGACGAGCTGCTCGCCGGTCATCTCGGCGGAGAAGAACCCGACGGGCTTGTCCGCGGTGGTCTGGGAGAGCGCCATGGTCAGGGCGAGGGCTGTCTTGCCCTGGGAGGGCCTGGCTCCGATGACGATGAGGTTGCCGGCGTGCAGCCCGGTGAGCACCCGGTCGAGCTCGGGGAAGCCCGTGGGGAGCCCCGGGATCTCGCCCTTGTTGAGGTAGCGCTTCTCCAGCGTGGCGATGGCGGGGCCCAGGAGGTCTGCCAGCTTCTTGACGGCACCCGTCTCCCCGACGACCAGGTCGGTCAGGCGCTGCTCCAAGAGGTCGATGATCTCCTCGGAGGTCGTGCGGTCCAACCCTTCCTTGACGGCTCGGAGGATGGCGATGAGCTGCCGCTTGGTGGAGAGCTCCCGTACCTTGCCGGCGTAGTAGGTGAGGTTCGCCCCCTGGGTCGGTGAGAGCTGGGCAAAGACGGAGCCTTCGACGTTCGCCCCCTGAGCTCGCAGCTGGTCCGCCAGAGACAAGAGGTCCAGGGTCCTGCCGGCCTCGTGGACCGCGAGCATGGCCTGGAAGACCGCGGCGTACTTATGGTCGGTGAAGTCGCCTGCCCGGAGCCCCAGCTCATCGAGGGACTCCTGGCCAGCCAGCACGCCGTTCAGAACAGCGAGCTCGCTCTCCTTGTCCTGCAGGGTCAGCATCCGCGTGCCTCATCGTCGGTGGCATAGGACAGGCACAGCCGGCAGTGGCACGGTCCGTCGTAGCCCTCGGGGTGCTCGTCGAGCTGCTCGGTCATCTTCAGAAGCTCGTCCCGCTCCTGGCGCACCGCCGCCAGCTCCTGGTCGGTACCAAAATGCACCGCCGCGCAGCGCTTGCAGAACCACAGGCCGCAGAAGAAGCACTGGTACATGAACCGCACGGGTACCTTTCGCTTGCATGAGGCACACGTCACCCGTGTGGTCCCCCACAGCTCGCGGGTCTGGTCGCGAATCAGCGTGAGAATCTCCAGGCGTTCCTCTTCGCTCGTCGGCTTCTCGTGGACGTTCACTGCTTCGCGTCCGTTGCCTGCCTGTCCAGCCGCTCGATCTCAGCGATGATGAGCGCGCCTGCTCGCACCAGGTCCCGCCTGCGGCCTTTCGGGCCCGCCGAGCACGACGACCAGTGGAGGGATGGCCCCTCGCCTTCGACCTGGCGCCGGCGTTCTGCGATGACTTCACGCCCTACCGCACAGTCGGCGGAGCGTCCGCTGTCACGCCCTACCGCACAGTCGGCGCAGCGTCCGCTGGCGAGCATGCCGCAGAGACCGAATCCCGCCGCAGCCGCAGCGGGGACGATGAGGAGCAGCCAGAGTGCGCTCATACTCCACCCCCTGCCTCACGCCGCAGCTGCTTGTGGATCTGCTTCCTCAGCTTCCGGAGGCTCCGCATGGTCCCGGTCACGAGCCGCTTCTCGGCCTCAGCCTTCGGGATCCCTTTCGACGCCAGGTCCCGAACGCCCTCGTCCTTGCTCGGATAGATCTGCCCCGTCCGTGTGTCCATCAACTCTCCTCCTGTTGCTGGCTTGGCGACGTGCGCCAGACCTCGGCGCTCTCCAGCCGCGCCGCTTCGATTGCTCCGATGCGGTGGACCTGGGGCATGTCACTCCAGGCCGTCCTGACCTTGCCGTCTTTCAACAGAGCGATGACGACCAACCCTTCGAGGTTCTGCGCGTCCAGGAGCATCTCGGTAAGCAGCGCCTGCGGCGTCAGCCCCATCCGCCTGCTCACGTCTTCCCCTCCCTGAGCTCCTGCTCGCCCCAGCCGCACTCGCACGCACTGCCCCAATACCGCTTGCCGCAATCGGGGCACGTTTTCTCTTTCCCTTCCGTACGCAGGTGGACTGGTGGATTTACACCCTTTTGCGCGTTGTCTTTCCTTCGCTTTTCGATCCAGTTGCGCAGAGTCTTGTAATGACTCTTGTAGTGCTTCACAGGGATCGTGTTGCCCAGAGCGTTGCTCAGTTCACCGATAAGCGCTTTCGTTTCCGCTTCGCTATAATCCGTAACCAGCGTTTCGTATTCCGCTTCGCTGAGCCAAACGTCAGGCGCGTATTCCTTTTTCGTTTGCCTTTTCGGTTCCGTGGAGGGCTGTTCCCCCTCAGCGTTTGCCGCTTCAATCCCCCCAGACCCCTCTTCTCTCTCTTCTTCTTCTTCCTCTCTCCTCTCTGCGTCGTTACATTGCGTTACATCATCGTTACCATGTAACGTTACTGTAGCGTTACTCTGCGTTACATCATTTCGCTTTGATCCGCTATCCTCGATTCGGACCAGCCGCGCGATGTGTCGGCGGTGCCGCGCCACGCGGATACGCCCCTGCTCGCGGACCTTCTCCAAGCCTTCGAGGTACTGGTATTTCGCCCAGTTCACCAGCCAGATCTTCCGGTCCGGGAAGATCTCGATCATGCCCAGGTGCTGAAAGGTCTCCACCGCCATGCGCACGAGCGTCGCCGGCTTGTGAAACTTCACCGCCAGGAGGTCCTCCGTGTAGGGGATCTCCGGCGTGATGTAGATCAGCCCCTTGTCGTTGGTCTTCCGCGCCAGGCAGATCAGCTTGATCCACATGAGAAGCACTGCATCCCCCTCGGGCATCCCCTCCACCATCTGCAGCTTCTCGTCATCGAAGGTCGCCGCTGACAGTTTCACCCATGCCAGCTCAGCCATCGGT